TTTATAAAAGTTGTATTTAAACAATCCGAATTAACTTGCTCAACCAACCATTCTACTGCTGTTTGTTTCATAGTTATATTATGCTAAAAGTCCTATTCTTTTCAATGCTGCGACTACTTGTCCTATTGTGTAACCTCCGAATGTGGCGGTATCATTTGCTATAAATGATGAATTTGCAACAAATGCTGCTGCGGTTATTGCAGTTGTTGGCCGAACATCTGGTGTTGTGTTCCAGAAACCTATTTTTTGTGTTGTTGCAGTTCCAATTTTTAACCCAGTTGTAGTTCCAATTACTAAATTTTGACCATCCTTAATGGTAATATTTGTATTTGTTATTGATATTTGATTAACACTTCCAATTGTTAATGCAACCGTTCCAGTTAATGTTGCATTAAAATAACTATTAGTTCCATCTTGACCAACTGACCAATTGCTTGAGGTTTGAGAACTTGCTTGGTCTAACCAAATAACCGAAACACCTATATTTCCTCCTCCAGCATCTCCGAATCTAAAGTTAGTTGCATTGGCATCTTGAAAATAAACATTCCCACTTTGTGACCAGATTGAATATTTATCAGTTAATGTTGCATTTGTTCCTGCAATTGGGGCAGCACTTACAACCAATGTTCCACTTGATGTTATCGTTGATGCTCCGACAAAGGAGTGAGTTCTTGCTTGAATGTAAAAATCTCTCTGCGTAGTTATTGCTCCAGTTGCGTGTTGAAGTGTCGCAGACAAGTTGAAATTGACTGCATTCACTTCTGTCGATGCGGTCTGTGCGGTATGTGCTGCACTTGTAAAAGTATAGTCTTTAACTGCACCACTTGATTGTGCTGCGTTAGTAAAGGTCAACGCACCACTTACTCCAGTTATTGTCGGAGTGATAATACTTGTTGTAAAAGTTGGTGAAGTTCCCAAGACAATACTTCCACTTCCAGTTGTTGTGTTGCCTAAAGTAGTTGTGTTTGCACTATATCCTTGAATCGTTACTCCAATTGCAGATGAAGTAAGGTAAGTAGAATTATCATAAGAAATAGTTGTTCCAGTTGCTTTGACAAAACCAGTTCCGTTAAGTTGTGCTTGTGGAGTGTATCCTAAAATTGTTCCAATTGATGCGGTTTTCCATTGTGCAGGAGAAACAGTATTATCGTAATATAAAGTATCTTTCAATGTTGGATTTTGTGCTTGAACATTGTGCAACTCATCCAACTCATATCCGTTTTGCACACGAACATACATGATGCCATTTCCAGCATTGGCTCTTTCAACAACACCCAAATAAACAAGATGATTTGGTGCAAATGGTTTTGTCTTTGTAAGTGTTCCTGCGGTTGCTCCCAAGTATACTGGGTCACCATCATTCCATGTTCCACCAAAATTCAATCCATCCAAAACTCCTTGAATAATAATCAAACCTTTTTGATTCGCAGGAATAGAAGTAGAAAAAACAAGTCCATAAGTTTGAGCAGAGGTTGCATCGGTTGTGTTGTATGCCAACTTCACACTCATTCGATTTCCAGTTGCTCCAAATGCGTATACTGGTTGACCTCTATTAATAGTCACCGAATCAGCATTTGTAACATAAGCAAACAATGTATTTGGTGCAGTTCCTATACATTGGAATCCACCTAAAGTAGAGTTATAAACGCAAAGCATTTCACCTCCACTTGTGATGTCTCCTCCTATTAAAACACCATCGTTGTTGCGGTATAAAGTAACCGCACCAATAGCATTGATATTAAGTGTTGCACCAGCGGTATTTCCGTTTGTAAATCGAATCAAATAAGAATCTCCATCTGCATAAGAAGTAACTCCAGTAATTGTTGCTGCGTAAGTGTCCGTACCAGTTGCAGTTGCGTGAAGGATACCTCCACTTGTAATGTCTGCGGTTGTTGCTATTGTGTAACTACCACTTGCTTTATCTGGAAATTCAAGAGTAACTACATTTCCAGTTGTTACATTTGTTGCTTTTAAATACGATGTTGTAGCACTATTGTCAAAATCTAAACCCTCTGCGGTTAAATATGCATGCTTGTTTAATACAATGTCATTAACCGCAACTGAATTTTGATTAATATCAGCCGAACTAACCCCTGCGTTATAAACACTTATTACATTGGTTGATGTACTTCCAACATTTGTTACATCTTGAAGACTTGGAACTGCATTTACCTTTAATGACCAAACTGCATTATCATCAGTATTATCAGTACATTCGTAAACATCTCCATTGTCCAAAACCCACAAACTTCCAACTTGAAAACCTTTAGAAATGTCATCTAAATTTGTTGGAGTTACATTAAAAGTATATCGCACTTCACGAATAGCATTGCCATTTCCATTCATGACATACAAACTCCCTGCCTCCCATTTTAACTCGTAACCCAAACCACATATTTGTGCGATGCCTTTATTTCCTCCAGTTCCAGCATCGATTGTACCTTCTTGCAACCGAGAACTATTGTCTAAAATAATCCCAGCATTTGCACCAAGTTCAATGTTATTAGTTGTGCTATTTCCGTTGTCTGTGACATACTGAAGGTCAACTGCGGTGAGGTCTAAATTTATTGTGTTTGTCGGCATTATGCAGTAATATTAATTGTGTAATTAACCATCGATGGAATGGTTGTTGTTTGATTTAAAACTCCATTCACATACACCTCGTAAGTTGTATCCGAAAGCGAGTAAGTAGTGCCACAAGCAATAGTATGGCTAAATGTATTATCGGTATTTTGAACAATCGCATCTCCACTTGCACTTATAATGTATGAATCTCCGCAATCTATCGTGTCTATTAATGTTCCGTTTGTATCGTAAATTTTTACAACTCCGCAATTGAAATCAGGAGCAGGAACATCGCAAAAAGTATCGAAACATTTTGTGTTTGTCACTACTTTTACTTCAAACTCGATAGCAAAATATGCCCAATCGTATCTTGGTTCGAAGTCAATCTTTTCATATTCTTCAGTCGCTAAAATTCTGCCATCAACTTCGTATTTTTTAACTGCAATACTTATTCTTTTTGCTTTGATTGCTTGTTTAAGAGTAACAGAATTAGTAGTTAAGATTCCGATTAAAGTGTTGACTATTTTTTCGCTGAAATAAGTGTCATTAACTGACTCTTTTTTCAAGAAACCAACCAATCGCAGAGGTATAGTAGTCAAGTATTCGTTGCCTATTGTGGAAGTGTTCTCTTGTTCAGTATAAGAGTTGTCTCCATTCCTTCTCCAGTAGGTTAAAGACCCTTTTGAATCTAAATTTATCTGCGTGTATTCATTGTTGTTATTGTAAATTGCAGGATAAATCTTGCCCTCTCTTTCAATTCTTGTGGCCAAACCAAAGACATCATTAAAATATCCAAGTTGCGTGATTCGTAAATTCAAAAATGAGATAATTTCTTGTGTCATTTTAGTATTCGTAAAAGTTCTTTAACCACTACTTTATTGAATGCTTCTTTTTCTTCCTTTGTTAAGCCAAAAACATTTCCATATTTCTCTACTTTTTTTGCATCTGTGTTAGAAATTGCAACATAGTAGTAGTGTTGATTTACTTTTCTTGCTTCTGGCTTTGAAAAGTTATCGTTATTCGCCCAATGTCTATGCAACTCACCAGTCAAAAATAAGTCAACTGATGAAAGATTTTTATTCCTGCCTATTGCCTTTTTAAAATCGTAGTAAGATTCAAAATAACCGCTTTTATGTGGCTCACCATTTTCAAATTTAGTATCTCCATTTTTGCCTTTTAAGTCAAACGATGGCAAGTTTGTTTTCAGTCTATATTTTTCCGAAACATAAATTGGATTCTTTCCATATTCCCCAATCAATCCTCCATCTGCATTCTTTCCATCGATAAAAATTCTTTTAGATTGTAAAGCCATAACACTTCTTACCCCTAAATTTAAAGGTCGGTCAGTCTTTAAAATCTCATTGATATTTTTTTCCAATCGCATCTGGAATTCAAGACTTGTCATGGCAATACAATTGCTAATTTTATAGACTCATTGCAGACAAAACATTGGTCATATTTCGGCAAACTTATTTTTTGAATCGTTGCTTGTAATGCTTCGTTATATCTGGTTGAGTATAAAGATAATCTTTCTCTATTTCTTTCCGCATCTATGTTAATAGTTGAGGTCTGTCGATTTGAATAGTAAACCGCATACTCCATGATTTCCATTCCAGTCTTATAAAGGATTGGCAGAGCCATTAAATTGGCTATCTCACATAACCAATTATCCATTGCACATTGAACAGAATAGTTGATGGACATTCCGTATGTGTGTGATGTTGTAGAGAGTGATGAACGAATCTTTAAAGCATTACTATTCAAATAAATTGGACTTGAATTGATGTAGTAATTAGAGTAACGGTACCCATTACATGAATTACAATCCGAATAGTTTAGATTCGTATAGTTTGAATTTATATCGTATGTTTCATAGACAAAAATGATGTCTAATTTTCTCTTTGATGAGGTATAAGTCTTATTGATGTAAGTAGTGCAAACTTTATTTGCAATGCAGTCTACTTCTATTGTATCCAGTAAAAGTCCAGAGTTTAAATCGTAAACAAAAACATCGATTGTTTGAGTAACATCGATTTGTAAACTAACTGAATTTACAAAAACTTTAAAGTAAGAAAGTTCGTTGTTAAGTGTGAGAGAAATTCCTCCCAATGTATCTGCTTCGCCTAACTTCCAATTTAATGAATCTTGATATTGCCCAAGCAATTGAGAATCGACTAAACTTTTAGTGATAATCGAAGTAGAAAAATGATTTGCAATAAGGTCTCTAACTTGATTAGTGGCAAAAGAAATTTTGTCTTCAATTAAGTCTATCCCACTTGCGTATGCTTGATTGATGTACTGGTCTGCCTCGACTGAAGTGATTCCAATATCCTCAATAAAATAAGGACTTGAGCCAGTTGAAGTCGTGCAACTTTTTATTCCGATTAAGTTATCTAAACAAGCCATGTTTTATTTTTTAGTTTAAAAAAAAGGGGATGAAATCTTTCATCCATCCCCTCTCAAAATTAATTTGAAAAATTAAGAGTTTGTAACCAAAATCTTGTTTACAAAAGTTACTCCTCTGTACTCATCACCAACGGCAAACATATCAGTTGGAAGACCAACCAATTTAGTGTTTACATAACCAACAACATTGATAACACCGCAGTCATCCTTCATGATTATATCAATAGGAAGACCAGTTCTTGGAGAGAACATAATCATCTTTGCGTAGTTAGCACCCAAATTTGGAATCTGTGTTGCCTCGTTGTAAGTCAACAAAGCCAATGCACCAGACTGGAACATGATAGATTTATTCTCACTTCCAAGTGCAGTAGTCACTCTCTTGTCGTACGAGAACGCCTTGCCGAATTTGTTAGCAGCATCCAACATATTTACTCCTGTAGTTGAGCAGCAACCTACTTCGATGTTTTGACCATACTTGTACAAAGTAGAACCACCAACGATGATTTGTGGAGCGCAATAACCGGTTTGTAATGCAGCCATTGATATATCTGACATTGCAGTATAATCAAGGTTTTTGTTTGCAGCACTTCCGATAAAAGTTGAAACAACCAATTCATCGTTAGTAACACCAGAAACATTGCTTCCGTATTTACCATACAATGCAACCAATTCAGTTGCAGTTTTTGTTGCTACTTTTCTTTCCAAAACATCGATAACTTTCATTATCTTTTTAGAAATCATTTGTTGAACATCAACGGTACAAACGGTTGCAAGGTCTGCGGTACTGAATCTTTCAGCAGCACTCAACCAGATAGTTGGATCGATTGTGTAGTTAGCATAGTTATCGTAAGTCTGGTTTGTGGTTGTGCAACTTCTTGCACCACTTCCACTTGTAACGGCAGACTCCAACAATCTTTGGTCGTAAACCAATTTAACATTTTTAACCTTGCCAGTTCCATCGGATACCTTTTGAGAAATACCATTCGCTGCTTGTGATGCAAGGATGTATTCTAATGCAGGCATTGATTCTTGTGGAGTTGGACAAGTCACGAAATTCTCATCCAACATTGATTGGATAGTTTCGCATTGAACATAACTTGAACTTAAATATGACATTTTTTTTTATTATTAAAAGTTAGAATTTATTTACTTCATTCAAGGCGAAGTACCTACTTTCCTTTTAATGACTGGAAAATGTCACCTTTAGTTTATTAATTGCAGTAACAAAATTACAAAATAAAAATCCCCAAATACTTAATGTTAAATATTTGGGGAGTTCGTGGAAGTATAGTGGTTTAGATTATCATTCTCTGTGCTACTTGTCGGAGTTGTTTTACTTCACCCATCGGAGTCGCAGTCTTGGTCGGAGTTGGTTTTTGTTTCCCTCCATCGTTGTTCAATTTGTAAAGACCTAACTTCACCGCTTCCTCTGTTAGCACTTCATCTGGAGTCTTGAATGTTCCAGTAACTTTTGAATTTGGTATCAATTTCCCTTCAGAATCAGTAACAATCATTTTGCCATTCTCATCCAAATCAAATCGAAACTTCTTTCCGATAATAGAGTTGTATCCTTCTTGCTCAATCTCATTGATTCCATCCTTGAATTTGATTTGAGTAAACAAGTTAGTTTTCATTGTGTCCAACTTTATGCTTTTTAATTGATTTGAAGAGTTGTTTTTAAACTCATCGTATTCTTTGCTAATTGACTTCAAAAGACTCTCTGTATCGTTTAATTTCTTATCTTTCTTTTCAAGCATCTTACTCAACTCATTTACTTTCTCATCATTGTTTTGACTTGCTTTTTTCTGCAACTCATCAATCATGCTTTGTTGTTTTTCCGAAAGTTTAGAGGTTACAATTTTTAACTTGTCTTTTATTTTAGAGTCTTTCCAATCACTTATTTCATCAAGGTTAATTTCGTGTGACTTGGCAACTTTTGTCAAGTCGGTTTCAATACTTCCGTAAATCTTACCAACTATTTTTTTTACTGGCTCAAAGTCTTCAGTTATCGCACTTGCACGAATAAATTCTTTTTCAAAATTAGATTTTAAGTCTTCTAATTCTTTTACATTCTCTGGATTAAAACCCAAATACTCAATGATGTCTTTTGTTTCGATTGGCATAATTATTTTAGATTAGTGAATAGGTTAAATAAGGTTTCTTTGTTATCGGTTACTTTGAATTCTGCTTTGCCTTTTAGGAGCTCAATCAATTCGTTTTTAGTGTAGTCATCGATTGTTTTTTCGGTTATTTCAATTGCATGAAGTGGCTCTGGTGCATCAAAAATTACTATGTTATAATCTTTCAATACACTTGATTGCTCCACTACGAACTTTGATAACCATTTAATGTTGCCTTTGTCATCGATGCATTTTACTTCACCAAATTCATTTGTTACTTGTGCCATTGTTTTCTTTAATTTTTGTTAATACTTCAGTTGTTTTATGTTCAAAATCTTTTTCCTTTAATTTATTCTTTCGTGCATACCTCATCCACTTCTTATTGCAGATAGAGTAAGCCGTTAGCATATCTTCTTTTGAGTTGTATTGAGTAGAAAAGAATGTTAATAATAGTTCATTTAACATTCCTCAAAGATAATGTTTTTATTCTATGAATCCCAAATCTTTTGCTCGTTCAATGTCTGAATCCGAAACGATTGCTTCACTAACTGGCATTAAAGAGTGCATACAATTATAACCTCCAAGATAAGAATAAATCGTTGCTGAATTAGTTCCTTTCATTTGACCTGCCCATGAGCCACCACCAGTATTGCAGTCACCTAAATTCTTCCCATCTCCCCATGACTCAATCTCTTTATAATAGAAATATTTGCCAACTCTATTTTCACAAAAACATCGTGTTGTGTCTATCTCCGTTCCAGAATAGTAAAACCATTCAGCATCTAAAGCATCACTAATAATTGAAGTAAATGACCTATCTGCAACCGCAAAAGAATCGTTGGTGATTTGTCTTGCATAGTTTAAGAATTTAGAATCTGTTTTTCCATTTCCTTTTATCGCAGTCGTTAACGCATCTATGGTCTCTCCAAATGATGCACCATTTACAACTGCACTTTCAAGAATGGAAGTAATCGGTTTGCTGAATTGCTCATCAACTGCACTCCCAACTAATGACTGAACTGCGGATTTTTTTGCTAAATCAAGATATGCTTTGGATGCAATTGGATTGTCTATTTCTCCAAATCCTGCTTTAATTATTTTGTTGTTAAGTGTTGCTTGTGCAGAAAATTCGGATGAGAAATTTTTTACCGCTTTTAAGTAGTCCTCCGATAAAAGTATGCCTTTAAGTTTATCACTTATTTCAGTTACTTTTTTAAGGTTGGCGTTGTTGATTGAGATTACTCCATCCTTTGTATCAAGAGAAGACAAGTCCTTCAATACCTCTTTAAGAACTCTACTCTGCTCCTTTTCAAGAGTAGTCTGCAAAGAAAGTGGAATATCTTCCAACCGCTTTGCTTTTTCTTTGAGTAAAGACTCGAAACTCATTATAATAACTTAGCAGTTTGGTCGGCTAAAATTTCTTCTTCTTTTGCTTTCGCTTTGTCAGTTAGCATTTTTACTTGCTCATCTAATGGCAATGTCAAGAAATTCTCATCCATCGCAACCATTTCATTGATGAAATTCAAAACAGATGAATGCAATATGTCTTCCCATTTCGCAATGGTTTGCTTTGCCATCTTCATGTTTATCTCATCTTGCGACATACCAAACAATCTATCAGCATTCATTGCCAATTTAAATATTTGAGTTGTTTTCTGGTTGTCTCCGTAGTAAGATGAAAGGTACTGAAATAATAATGTCTGTATAAATGCAGGAGGCATATTTCCTTGCATCGCATTGTTAAGGTCATTAAGATAATCTTCACTTGATTTGAAATCGTAAGACTTTGGATAGATTAACTCTGGCATCTTGAAATTTTCACCATACCTCTGCCATCCAATATGGTCCAAACAGAAGTCATACAAATAAAATATCTGGTCGATAATTGGCTTAATAAAAGCGGTCATTCCCTTTGCATCATCAAATACTTCAGTCGCAGTAATTGGCTGACCAGAAACGATTGAATTGCGGTTTCTTAATTTAAGAATCTGCCTTGCTTTAATCGTGTCCTTGTCAATTTTTTTCTCTATAAAATCAAGTGTTGTAACATCTGGACTCACATAGGAAAGCGGAGGTTGTGAAGACATTGTTTCACCTTCGCTAAATGTTGTTGTTGGTTTGATTAATAGTGTTCCAAGCGGACTCAATCTACCTTTTAAACCACTCCCACTACATGATGGACAAGTTCTGTCATATCGACCTGCATCTGTCAAACCATGAATATATCCATTCTCACACATTGCCCCATGTTCATCTTTGAATTCGCATGGACTTCCATACATGATGGTCATCGGAAACACACACTTGTTGATTGAGAATTGTAACCAGTTAGAATTTACCGCAACCAAGTCAAGCAAGTCAACTCCAAACAAAAATGGAGATTGCCAAAGTATCTCATTGTCATCTAACTTCGGAACACCTCGCATTTGTTGAACTGGACATCTTCCGTAGTTATGCGAAAAGAATAGTTCAGTTGTGTAAGTGTTGTCGCTTTTGATTCCGTATTGTCTAAATACAAATATTTCGTTTCTTGTGTATAGTTCAAAGATATTTCCTTCCTCCTTCATTCCTCCAGATGTCTTAACCATAGACTCCTCCTCACTTAAAAACAAATACCATTCATCGTGTTCGTAGTCTATAACATTCTCACTTTCAAAAAAGAAAATAGTCGGCTCGTATAATGATTGAGAATCAACAACAGAAACTCCATTCTCATCCATAGTGTACTCGATGTCTTTCGGTCTTATTCCGATAAATCCATTGGCATCGATTGTCTTTAAGGTTGGAAGAATTGCTTTGATAAATTGCTCTAATGAGCCATAAATCGGTAACTCGTATTCAACATATTCTTGGAATGATTGTTCTGCATCAACATAAACTTGCTCATCTGGTGCATAGTTAATTGCCCAATTTCCATCACCGAAAGGTCGAGTGATAGTATTGATGTAATCCATGAACTCTGGCAATGTATATTGCTTGTAATTCTCTTTGATATACCTACTCTCCTCCGCAGTTTGATTTGGTGAACGGAATCGAAACAACTTCTCTGGAAACTCTCCTTTCTCTGCGTGAACACTAATAGATTCAGCCATTTCGACTGATTCTTCATAGAGGTCATGAACACCTTTTACATCTTTTCCGTTTGCTTTTTTGCTGACACTTTGGATTATCTTGGTCGCATTCAAAAGGATTTCTTCAGTTGTCATTTACGCAGCAATTTTAATTGTTGTTTGACCGTTAGTTGCTCCTGCCCAATCACCACAACTTCCTTTACCTTTCTTGCCTCCGCAACCTTTGATATACACGATTTTCATCATACAAATATAATTAAATAAAACCTAATAAATTATTGTGTTAAATATTCGCAAATTATGTCATATTGTTCTCCTCCAATTACCTCATTAGGATAAATGTTTTTACATGAGTAACCCATCATGTATAAAAAAGAGAAAATATTTTCACTTGTCATTCCGTTTCTTTCCAATGCACCTCGATTAATTTCGATTAACATTTTTGGTTTAAACTTTTGAATTGTCTTGATAGCACCAGTAAGAACGAAAGACTCAAATCCTTCGACATCTATTTTAATAAAATCAACTTTTTGCAGATTGTAAGAGTCAAGTGTTCGCATATTAATTTCCCCATCCGCATTAAACACGCAATGCGTTGCTCCTGCGTTCTTATCTTTTACGATTGATACCTTTCCACTTTTATCACCCAAAGCACAATTAAACACAACTGAATTTTTATAGAATTGAAGATTGTAAGAAAGACATTCAAATGCATCTTGGTTTGGCTCAAATGAAATAACAAGACCATGTTCAGTCTTGTTTAAAAACGCATAAGAATAAGCACCAATGTTTGCTCCTGCATCGATAATTACATCTCCTTTTTTAATGTAAGGAAGTATAAAAGGCAGAGTGTTTTGGTCGAAGTCTAATCGTTTATTCTGCTTAACCCACTTTCCAATGTGAGTGTCATCACTTATAATGGCATATCCTTCGTTAGTTATTGTCATAAAGTTTGTTTATGTGTTCGCTATAATCTTCGATATTTCCCCAACTCCACATCTGGTGAACTAACGCATCTCCAAAACTTTCCTTACTTGTATCAACCCACTTATATTTATTCTTTTCATGGATGAAAGCGAATGCTCCCAACGCATTGAACTCGCTGAATCTTGACTCGTTTAAAATAGACCTCAAATCACCAATAAACTTTTCAAAATTTACTAATGTCGAACGATAGTATATAAGTCCATTCCTTCGCATGAACTCATATTCGATAGGTTGTTTAAGAACTTTCTCTGTGCATTCTTTCCAACAGATAGCATCACCAACCATGTCGTAAGGAGTGTATAGCATCTCTGGTTTACCAGATAATAATGAAAGGTCAGTTGGTTTGGTGAATATACAATCGGAGTCAAGATAAAGAATTTTTTCAGCATCGATATAACGATGTGCATTCATTTTAATGTATTGTTGAAAAATGTAACCATCTCCAATCTTTCTTTCAAATCGGATGCGAATGCGTGATGGGAGTTCCCAAGACATCAACATATCAAAATCATTCTTGTCCTCAATAATTAAGAATACTTCATCGTAACCAGTTACATATTTTTTAATCGAATACAGACAATGTTTCAACCACTTATAGTCTTTCTCGTAACTCTTTATAAATAGTGAAATCATATTCTCTCTTTAGTTGTCGCGGAGTAAATATAGTTGTAAACGAATGTACTCATGTTCCCAACTTGGGAAGTGTCATTAAACTGATAAAGGTTATTTTCCCAAAGAAAATATCTTCCAGATTTCTTCCAATTATCCGATGAGTATTGTGCCTCATGTTCTTTATGATAAGCAAATTCTTGTTCGATGAAAACACATTGAATTCCACTTTTTGTTGCTGAATAAGGAATGAAATAGTCAACGAATGTCATGCCCAACCCATGCATAGACTGCGGAAAATAATCCAAGAATCTTTGATGAATAAAAAATACATCAATCCCAAGTAAATACTTTGCACCAATATAATCACCATTGTGATTGATTCTGTTAGCCAAAATAATATTGTCGGACATCTTTGCCTCTATTCGTTTAATCGTGTCTAAATCACTTCGTAATTCAATATCCGAATTTATAATGCAGTAATGTTTTGAGTGTAAAGTCTTGCAAATGTCAATAATCGCAGATATTTGGACATAAGGTTTTCCGTATGTTTTCTCAAGTGTTCTAACGGTTGGAATGAATCTTACTTTCTTATACTGCGTTTCAAGTAATTCTATTTCTTTCGGAGAATTGACCGATATTACCTCCATACCCAAATCCATCCAAGACTGAATTGCTTTGCTTTGGATATCTGCATGAATGTGAGTCGGACTTATTGAAGTTATTGCAATCATTTTTCTGTGATTAGTTTGTGAGCCATAATATCCCCTAATTTGAACTTGTGTTCAATACCTAATTTATCGCACATCCTAAACATACACTTGTCGTAATATTCTTGATATTCCAATCGAGTGTTTTGTCTGTTTCCGTAATAAGTTATAAAGTAATAATCCTCCACCAACTTTCCAAATGATATCTCTCGTTTCTTGTCATCAAGATACATGACATCAAAGTCAGTCTTTGGATTTATTTCAAGTTTAGTAAGTGCTGCGTTGAAAAACATTTCATCTGGTAAGTGACCTCCCCAATTTTCTGTGAGCTCTAATTTGTCAAATCCTTTCTTAAAATACTTATTGGCTTGGTCAAAAACTTTACCATTCTCAAAGTAGATAAACGATGAGTTAATTGTAACTCCAAAGTCTAATTTAAAAAACTTTTTAAATGCTTCTTCCGAAGTCCATTGAGTGTAGTTGTCTATTTGATTTGACTTGAACTTTTCACCACTTAATTTATCGAATAATGGATTAATATCTTTTAAGCATAGAGTATCTGCATCCAAGTAAAGAGTCTGTTTATAATCGACATATTTGTGGACATTTAACTTGGCTTCAGCAACAGAAGTTTCCTTTAATTCTTTAATAAAATCAAATCGAGAAAACTCGTTTATTTGAAATGCCTTGTTGTGTACTCCATCACTAACCAAAGTGATGTGGATGTTAGGCGAATGATGTTTGATTGATAGTGCTAAATTGAAAGCAGCACACGCATAATGTGGCTTTCGCATTGCAATGATTACTACTCCTTTTTCCATTCCCCAAATGTAATAAAAAAAGGCATCCAACTGAATGAATGCCTTCTCTTTTTTCGTGAGTTATCGTTATGCAAACACACCAGATGGAGCAGAATATAGCATAGGCATATCCTTTTTTCTCCACTTAAATGTTGCTTGATAAGTCATGTTCTCATCATTGTTGTTCTTGATTGGAAGACCTCCAGTAAAGTTTATCGCAGCATCAACCCAAGCAACTTTAGCACCTCCAGTAGATTCTTCAGTTCCTTTTATGTAAAGAACTATTCCACCGAATGTGCGACCTCCAAATACTTTGTTGTAGAAAGTTGTATTCAATGAAGATACATTTCCATCAATCAAAGTTCCTTGTCGATTGTAGGTTACTAATTTTTGCGTTGCTCCTACAACATTGCTTTCAACTTCAACTGGACTTGGTAAATCTAATCCTACTTTTACTCCATCAATAAGAGTTGCTCTACCTGCTGCTATCTCTGCTGCAATTTCTCCTGCATCAGATGGATCAGTCAACTGGTTGTCGCATTCAAGTAAAAGGATTCCACTAATACCTGCTAATAGTTCTTCACCGCAGTCATTTTGTGTATAGTCACCAAGTATGTCTTGACAATCGTAGTTAATACAATTAGCCATTTTTTTATAAGTATAAAATTGTTTGCGACTGATTTTATGGCTCAATCACATTACCACCTTGTGCAATTAATAATATGTTTTTTATACTGGAGTGTAATATAATTTAATTGATATTGGAGTAAAATTTAATAATCCATCAGTAGGAGTTCCAGATACATTTGTATTAATCCAAATTGATGAGCCATCGGCATAAGAACTTATTTCAAATGTTGATGGATTTCCGCTTCCAATTTGAATATAGGTTTGACCAGCTCCGAATGGGAAAGTAATATAAAACAATCCAACCCCATCATACATAAATTTGCTCCAATCAATACCAGATGGATAAGGGAAAGTAGATGGCCAAGTATTTACTACCGCTTCGTATTTACCAGTTATTGAATTTGTGCCTGAAATATAAGCATCTAATGTGTTTTCTAATGAACTTCCATTTGTCCAAACATTTGGTGCAAGAGTTGTTGCTCGTAACAAAGCACCATTTGTATTCATAGTTCCACTTACTAACTCAAGATTTGAAAAGTCATCTCCAGAATTATAAGAGTCGATGTAATAAAAAGCACCGCCAGTAAGAAGACCAGAAGTATAACTTGATACACTTGCAAATTGACTTAAAAAAGCAGTCCATTCATAATAAGGACTAATTGCTTTTTTGATGTCTCCGCCAGTTATCTTGTAGTCAATGTTATTACGCACCACATGATACAAGTCAGTATCGTTTATTGTGGTTATTTGATTAAGTTGGGGGACTGATTTATCTGCCATTATCCGTTGATTAAAATTTTACTTCCGTTGGTTTGAACTATCCTAAAATTAAGATTGGTTTGGAGCAATGAATTTGGAGGCAATGTACAAACATTTTCAGTATCGGAACAGAACACATTTTTAACATTCTGCACTTTCTCACTTACTACCAACCTTACTGCACCTACATTATCATAAACATCTGGATAAGTGATATTGTATTCGGAATCTTCCACAAAGTATGGAGCTCCGTTAATAAAGAAGTTATCAAAACCAATTGCCAAAGACAAGAAATCGTGAATATATTCTGGCTGCAAATCAATAGCCAATACCTTTCGTTTTCTGCGTTTAAAGTAATATGTTGACTTCTTACCTGCACTATCCTCGTAAACACTTCTCTCGTTCAAATAAGTTGCTCCTTTTAATTTTGCAGGAAGTCGGAGTCTTGGAGTAAATCCACTATTTGAAAAGTTGAAACCTAATCCATTCTCGTTGTTACACGCATTGATTAAAAGTGTGCAATCGTTAGTGTAGTCACCCAATCGCATAAGAGGGGAAGTTAAGTCACACACATAATTATCTGGAATAACATTTACCGCACCTACATAATCAATAACACATTCGCCAGTTCCGATAATAGCCAAATCAAATGAGCCATTAGGTATACCAGTTATTGTTTTTATTCCGGTATCTCCGGTTGTAAATGTTGCTACTGGAGTGTTTACCCCTACAATATAACTTCCATAGTAAACATCCAATGTGCCATCAAGCGAAACAATGTTTATTTGAATAGTTATGCTTGAAGTGTAAGAAATAAATACATTGTTTTGCAGTAATAATCCATCTGGATAAACTCCGCTAAATACAACCGAATTTCCACTTTGAAATGCATTGCCATCAACATACCAATTCTCATTAATATCCTCTTGAAACTCTCCATCACGAATATTCGCCATGTAGTTTTGTCCGTTTGTATTTTCACATGGGTCAAGAAAGCAGAGGTAATAACAACCGTTAGATATCTCTCTTTCTGCCCAATCAATCGTGATTGTCATCGAATCTTCAACAAATGAAAAGTATTCTGGATTTGAATCATATCTAATATCATCAACCCAATTTCCATCCGCATCGTAAATAGCAAGAATTGCATTTGTTAAAACTTCAAATGCATCAAATGTATTAAGACAAACACTCCCTTCTGTGCTTACATAAAAAGAAAACTGACCATCAATTGGAGTGCAATAGGCAAAGAATGTATGAACACCAGTTGATGTAATTGTTCCAATTTGAGTAAGGTCAAAGTTGACATTTAAAACGCAATCAATAGAGGCAACATCAATTACAAACTTATAGTAACCTTCTCCAAAAGATTTTGTAAAGTATGCAGTTCCCAAACTTTGATTTCCACAACTTCCATTGTTTGACCAATTAGAAAAAATTGAACTTTCAAATTGTGGAAAATCGTTTATGTTTGGTGCAAACTGACAAGCATCAATTTTAAATTGCACTTGAGTTTTGTCAGTATTGTCAATGATTTGAACAAACTGCACCTCATCTGCATTGCATAAATCTTCGCCTCCGAAGTAAACTGGTTGATTAGGTATCCATTCCATCGTTATGTGTTTTTTAAGTCGCTAATTAATTCCCATTGTGTATCTCCAGATGCCAATTTTCTTGTGACCTTTCTTATCCAACCAACCTTGTTTGTCTGCCCATCGTGATTAACTTGAATAGATTTAGTTAAGTCGGATTTTAAAGTGATGTAACTATCATTCGAAAGAGGTTGTTCAAATTCAATCTTTGCAATTTTATAGTTGGTCATGTCACCAGTTTGAAACACACCACCACCACTTGGAGTTGCTATACATTCAAAGAAACTTCCGTTTGTATCTCTAATAAATAAAACATCGGAACTTGAACCTAAATTATAATTTTGATTAGCAATTGTTTCCCAATAAATAGTTGTTGTGATGTAATCTGTCGCATCACACATAAAATAAACTGAACTATTAAAACCTCTTATCCCATCTCCCCTATTATCAAAGTCGCTATAAGTTATTCCGTTTGTGTTTGGAAACTTTTGTTCATGATAATCAACAAGTACATTGCTTGAATTCCAACGATTTATAGTGAATGTAAGTCTCCAACCAACTGGAATTAGTTCTGTGCTTTTTACAATATCTCCAAAAGAATTATAAAATCTAAAATTAAAAAACTGAATGTTTGCTTGAAAATTAAATTTATATCCACCTGCAAGACTTACATTATATTTTCCATTTGGCAAATCATAACTTCCATTATTGAAATTAGGATTAGTTGTGTCATCATTAAAATTTACTTGAAATTCAGTAGCAATATAATTGTTTGGAAGTGATTGTTGATGGTAATGTTGTTGGTAAGTGTAAAGAGGTTGAGGTGCTTGACTTGTCCAAACAAAATAACTTTCATTCCTATCCGTTCTTGATGCTCTAAACTCAAGTAAGTTATCCGCTAAAAAAAGTGTGGTATCTCCATAAACTTCAAACCTTGCAGCAACTTGTTGATTCAATAAATGATAGTTAAATACTAAAGCATTTGTATAGGCATCATTCATGAATGTATAAGTGAAGTTAGTTATGCCATCGTATAATCCTTCAACAAAAAAGATATCTGTATCGTAAGAAGTATTCGTATTATCAGTCCACTTAATTTCCTCAATAATATTTGTATCAACAATCCAATCTCCAACCAAATCAAGTGTTTTGTCTAAATTACATTGGTTTTGAAAATAATATTGTTCCTCGTTAAAGGATTGAAATTGCTTTGGAGTGAATGAATGTAATGTGACATCGATGTCAGTTGTATTGCTTCCAAATTTAATACCACTATACAACTTTTCTGGATTAAAAGACTCTTTAAAATCTTCTATGTTTTCAATACTTAACCCACTTGCACCATTTGAAAAAAAGAAATTTCTATCCTCAATCTTCATGGTTGGTATTCCGTTCCTATCAACAATGGTAAAAGCAATGTTGTATTTTTTATCTGCTTCAGTAAATAACTCTTCAAATGATATTTCTGGAAAATCATCAACTGAATTCAATCTTATTTTTTTACCAGTTAAAATAAAAGTGCTGACTTCAAATGAGTTGATATTTTGTTTATTGTAAGTCCCAGTTAAATCATTGAAATAGTCACTTTCAAATCCAACCTTTCCATCAGTCATGAACGCAATCAAAAATTTAAATGCCTCGTAAATACTTACGCAGTCTCTTGCGTCACTTGTTGGAGGATACCCATTGATATCAAAGTCATAAAACACAAGTGCGTTTATTAATGGACTTGGGATAGTTACTCCAGTCTTACTTCTGCTACTTCCAAGATTTGCTTTTATGCTTTTGTTGTTGTAAATCAATGCACCAAAGTTGTTATCCAAAACATCGCATTCAACATAGCATTTGTTCAAATTGAACTTACATCTTGCTATATTGATATAACCTTCAAGTAATTGCTTAAATGTGCCATCACTACACGCAAACATGACCTTCAATTCAATCAATTGGCAGAATCCAGATTCAACTCTTTTGGAATATAAATACTCATAACCACCTCCAACAAAATTTAACTTGAGCTCGTACTTGGGAAGAACACCTTTGATAGTGTCATCATACTCCAAAGTTTCTGTGAAATCCTCCCAATTTACTGGGTCACTAACCTCGTTATTGTCTAAATAAAACTTAAACATTACCAGTTGTATTTATTGATGTTGGGATTAATATGCTTAACAATGTAATGAGCAATCTCTTTGTCGTTCTGTCTTGACATTTTAAGTGAGTCAAGAATATTAACATCTTTAAACTCGTTTTGCAACATCATTGAGTTGGCAATGTTACTTGCAAAGTCTTTCGATTGTTGTTCTCTTATTCGTTTCGCAGTTTGCTTTAGGACTGGAGCAAGATACATTTCATGAATGTACTTATCTGCTCTGCCATTGTTGATTGCCTCAAGTAGTCTGTCGTGTTTTAATGCTTCCTTTCGATTGATAATAAACTCATCCTTCTCTGCTTCAATAAGTGTTCCTCCAGCAAAGTGTCTTTCTCCTTTAACCTTACCACCTTTCTCAAATCTTGGAGGAGGTGCATTCTCGATTGCTGCGATTTGAATTCCTCCAGCAACTGCAATAAGTGCTGCTAATATTGGACCAGCAATTGGACCAGCATCGGAGTATGCTCTAATGACTGCAACCGCAGTTTGAATAATCGCATTTGCCAAAGCAATAGACTTATCTCTTTCGTATGCTTCCTTCTTTATCTTTTGCTCTTCGGCTGCTATCTTTTTATTCTGTCTTTCAACTAACTGGTCATATCTTTTTTTGCTTATAAGATTTGAGTCTAATTGGTCTTTTAATAATTGTTGCTCCTTTTCATTTTTACTTTCTAACTCTGCTAACTCTTTTTCAGTTCTTTGTTTACTTAATGTATCAAGTATTGAAAGTGTTTCTTCGGCAATTTTAACGGTGTCGTTAAATGCTTTTTTCTTTTTATCTTCTTCACTTGCTTGTTTACTTGCTGAAGATGCAGCAGCAGCATCTCTTCTATCTACTTCTTGCTGATAATTTTTAGTGATTGACTCTTGACTTTTCTTTGTCCTGTCCTCTAAATCTTTTTGAAGTTTTTCTTGACTTTGTGCTGATTGGGAAGTGATTGTAATTGGAGTTAAAGTCCCCATCTCTTTCAATGCCTTATCTCTTACTTCCTTTAATTTTTTAAACTCATCTTCGACAATTTTTACTTTGCTAACAGATGCTTTTTTACTTGCTTCAATTTCTTTATTGTTTACATCCGCAGTAATAATCTGGTCTTGAATAGCAAAGTTTTTCTTTAACTCCGCTAATTGTTTTTGAGTTGCCGACCTAATATTGATTAAACCTACATTGTGTGCTTTAGTAATATCTGTTTCACCTCCCAGAAATTCAAATAGGTTTTTAGTTTGCCTAAATCCATCTTCTTCCCTTGCCTTTTGTGTTTGTTCGGCTAACTTCTTTTCTTCTTCTCTTTGTGCATTTAAAATCTTAACATACTCATCCTTAAACTTATTTTGATTGGCAAGTCTCTTTGCAGTTGTTTCGTCTGTTTTTCCAGTTAATACATCAAGTTGCAAAGCCAAATCACGATTCGCTTTTGCTAAATTGTTTGTTTCATCTGTAATCTTTTTAACCGATTCAGCATTTGTTTTAAATATTTCATTAACTCTTTGAGATGCTGCCTCAACTGCTCCAAATGCCTCAACCGCAGCATAAATAGCAGCAGCAATTAAGAAAATAGGATTCACTAACAAAGATTTTCCTACTTCTAAAAATGTAGTCCCAATGTCTTTTACTCCTTGAATTATATCTGTAACACTTAAAGACTTTACTACACTTGCAAGAAGTCTTGCTTGGTCTGCTGCACCTTTGAAATCAAGGTTTCTTAATTTACCACCAACTGCACCTAATGCAGTACCTACTTGCTCAAACTTACTTTCGGATGCAAAGACTTTAGCTGCATCTCCAGCATCTTGCAACTGGTCGCTTAACTTACCTGCTTCTTTCGCTAACCTTTCAATGTCTTTTGGGTCAGTTGCTTCGGCTAATTGTGCTTTTAATTCTTTAAGTCTACTTTTTAAACTTTGTACTTTTTCAGCAGGTTTCTCAAAGGAATCGGTAAGTTTCTTTTGAAGTTCCTCGTTGCTTTTTGCAAGTTCAGTAACAGATGCTTGAACAGACTTCAATCCCGCTTTCAGTCCTTCGACTTCAGCGACATACTTAACAATTATTGTTTCGCTATTATCTGCCATTGCTATTCTGTTTTAGTTCAACTTCATCAATAAACAACTTATACTTAATCAAAAAATCTTCAACACTTATCTTCCTTAATACCTCATATTGATTCAAATCATCCTTTGCAATTATCATTAACGATTCTTTCAAGTCCGACCTCATCTTATTAATTATTTTTCGGATAGAGAATTCAGCATTGTTTCCATTGCTACTCTTACTTGGAGAGATGCGGTCATTAAGGTTTCGAACTCTCTTTTGGAAATATTCGACAAGTTGAATGCTTCCAAATATTCTTGAATGCTCAAAAAAAAAGTATCGTTCAATCGGTCTAACTCTTTGAATGCAGCAACCTTCTGCATGTGAATCTCGTTGTTAAACTCGGTCACACTCTCATCTTGCCTCACCAGTTGTGCTGCTATTACATTATAAAACAACTCATCGTGAATAACCATGTTGCTTCTCTCTTTTAACTCTGCAAGAACAAAACCAATCTTCGCCATTCCTTTCACATCTTTGATTCCGTTGTTCATTGCTTGTTCTGCGATGTCCAATGCTCTGTGATATTCTTCCTTACTTACTCCTCTACTCATCCACATCACATACTAT